ATCTGGCTGTGTAGTTTCCGTAACAGGTTGATTAGAAGCTACTCTAACATACTGTTCCAGTAATCGACCATCAATATTCACAGTACCAATGGTGATTTGATTTAAATTAAAATTCCAAGTACTTCCTTCGGTTCGAGTGGATGAATCTATAAATTCTGCAAAGAATAAAGGAATCAACTGTACTTGAAGTTGACCGTTTTGTGCCTGTGCGACATTAATCATTGCAGGATTTTTAACAGAAATTGTGGAATCTGTTCTTGCCAGTTCTTCTCCCATAATATTCCGTCCGATAGAATCAATAAATGTGATAGTATTCATATTGAGATAATATTTTAACACATATTTATAAAATATCAACTAAAAAGATCCTCTAAAGTACATCTTAATTGTTCGGTTGGCTTTCTGGGCACCCATTTCATTATATTATAGAATCGTTCTACACACAAATACATATCCTTCTCAAACATTTTATACATATCAGGTTTTAATATAGAATTAAATTCACTAGGATATCTATTTTTAAATCCTATAGCTTCTATTCCGTATTTATTTGGAGTCTCTACGTAGAAATATTTTAATTTATCCCCACTGACAATCTTTTCGTATTTTTTATTTAATTGTAATTTATCTAATAACAAATTATAATAGTATGCACATTTTACATGTCCGGGCATTCCTTTGCATGTATGAAATTCGTCTGATAGTGCTTCATATTTTTCTAAATTTCTAATACCTTTTACTACCGATATTTCGGTTACATCCATATTTAAAAACTTATTATAAGATTCTTTAAATATCTGATTAGTACTTTCTTCTGATTTTGTTAATATAATGTTTTGAATTATTTTTTTTACATAAGGTTTAACCGCTTTTGGCATTGTAGTGCTTACTACTTCGACCCCAGTATATTTCCAAGTATCACATTGCTTTCCTTCTTTGTCTAATACATGCAAGACATATCTTTTCTTTTCGAGGAAGATTCCCGCATCACAAATGTTTTCTCTTTTGAATTCAAATCTACAATCATTAGTATTTAAAGTTCTAGCAGCCCATTTTTGGATATGTTCGTTTATATATTTTTGTAGTTTTTCTACAACTATATAAACTTCATTAGATAGTTTGCCATTTTCGTAAAAATTACTAATCAATTGATCTATTGATACATACATACTATCTGTATCTCCTGCGATCAAACCCTTTTCTAGCTGTATAGGATCAGTTATTCCAGTTTCTTGTTTAACAAATCTTTTAAATATTTCTCTAGATTCTTTAATTACTGCCTGTCCGGTTAAAGTTATAGACTCTGCAATATCCGTATCTGCAATCGAACAATATTCATTCGCACATGCTCCATATACACTATTAATAAAAATTTTTATGGATTGTTGTTTAGTATCTAGCTGTGTTATTTTTATTTCAGCTTGTTCTTTTTCCTTTTCATTTAATTTTGATATATTAGATTCTATCTTTTTAATTTCTGATCTAATATTAACTCTCTTTTTATAATATTGATCTACCAAATCTGCTAGAATTCCTCTCTTCTTCTGGGAAAATAATACTTTAGATCTTGATATTGCTATCTTTTCTTTTTTAATGTACTTATTAAAGTCCGAAATATTAAAATCGACTATTACTCCATCTACATTTCTAATTGAAACCTTACCATTATTAATTTCTATAATTTTTCCTACTTTAGTTTCAGGAGATGCATTTAACGTAATCATCGTATTAGGATACAACGAATTCGCATCAAAACTAACTATTGATGTATGATGCCCCGGAACTGGATGGAATACAAACCCACCTTCAAATTCTCTTTGTTCTCCATCTTCTACTACAAATGTACAAAGTCTTTGATTACGTTTCCTAGCTTCTATTCCTGCTGCCCCTGTTACAACGCCCACAGTGCCCAATGCTGACTCAAATGTAGTACAACCGGTATATGACAGCATTCTTAATAACTGAATGTACTGTAGACGTTTTTCTAGATTTACTAACAGTCTAACATCTTGTATGTTATAATCTACAAATGTCTTCCAATCGCTAGACATTAATTCAAACAAGCTTTGGTCTCCGAAATCTACTTTAGTCTCATCTAATTCTACCTGTCCTATATAATCAAGTTTATAACTTTCTCTGTTTACTGGACAAAATTTCTTGTAAATGTCCATATAATCTACACATGATATACCATCTATTCTATGTACGATCTCCTTTTTCCCAAATTTTCCATTAAATAATTTGGTATATCTTCTTCCGTGTGGTGATATTGTATCAGTTTCGTCTTTGCCTAAAATTCTTTCTAGTCTATTTATGATATATGGTACATCGTATCTATCACTAGCCCATCCAGATAGAATATCAGGAGGATCAATCTTCATAAAATCTAAAAATTTCTGTAATAAAATATATTCGGATTTACAATAATAATATATTACATCATCACTATCAGGATTATATGGATGAGTTCCCCATACATGATAAATTTTTGTGAGAGAATCGAATACTGTAATTACATTAATTTCGTCTGCTGGGTCATGCGGTGAAGAAAATCCATTTTCTCCAACAGCTTCGATATCCACGAAATATATTTTTAACGGAAATTGCGTAAATTCTTCGCTATCATTATAATTCCAGTACATATCAATTAATGATTGCTGTATTGGATTATAATTATCAAATACTCTTTTGAGTCCTCGTTCTTTTAAGAATTTAGTTCTATCAAAAACATTCCCAAAATGCTTTTTTCTTAAATTTGTATTGAATATACTAACATCTAGACCACCATTATCTTCATAATAAAAATATGGAAGACATTCAACGGAAGTTACCATCCGTTTTCCGTCATTATCCCAAGTGTATATATCTACAACTCGTTCTTTATAATTGTAAATTGCATTACGATATCCTACCATAAGGATATCATAACACAGATTTATCTACAAATCAAGGATTGTATCGTTTCAGATTGACTCTTTCCTTGGCTCCATAAGGAGTTAAAAATAATTCTTGATAACAACCCAAGTTTCTATCCAATTCTAAAAATCTATCTTCTGCAACTCTTCTACGTTTATATGAACTATTCTTATAGTGTCCTGCTCTACTAAGTTCATATTCCATCTTATAAAGCATTTCTTCGCCAGATTTGAATTTAATGTCAGCATCTTTATATGTACACATATCCTGACATGCTACTGGTAATCCATAGGAACATGCTTCGATATATTTCAAATCACTCTTTGCTCTATTGAAAGAATTATCTTGCAATGGTGCCACCATCATCTGTACCCCCAAATCATATATTTTTTGTGGATAGTCATACAATCTTTGCCATTGATGAAATTCTATCTCTCCTCTTTCAATATATGGTCTAATAGGCGGTGGGAATGCACCCAAAAATACCCATTGATATTTATGTCTACTATCAATTATCGCTTTGATGACATGTTCAAAATCATCCTTCTGACCCACTCGATTTTCGACATCAAAATGAGCACCACTACCAGCATAAAGGACACGAGGCTTCTTTTTATTCTTATCATATAGATCATTTATTCTATTTGGATTAAAATGGTTTCCTATCCAAAATTTAGCAGGAAAATTTGGGATTACCGTGATTTCTTGTTTTCCTGTGCGTAATCTATATAAATCCTTCATATAATCACATGTTACACTAACTTCGTCACATAGATTTATAATATCTGTTACATTATTTCGGATTTCATCTGACGTAAATGCAGTTTTAAATTTGTTATAATCTGGGATATCTTCTCTGAAGACCACATCATCCACTTCATAAATAATTTTAAAACCAATTTGCTTTTGAACGTCTTTCAAAAATTTTACAAATTCTAATTGAGCAGAAGTTGCTTGACGTTGCAGACGGATAGCCTTTACATTTACATACCAACGAGGATCTAATACCATTACCGTGGTATCAGTTACCATCATATGTCCTTGATAATTCAATAAATGACTTGCCCATCCTAGACGGTATAGCCCACATCCACTAAGATCTGCCCCGAATTGTATAACCCTTGGGAGGTGTGTTTCTGATGGTGATTCTATCTTTGGTGCTTCTTCTTGCTTTTTTGCCGTAGGCGGTAACAGCGGAGAAAATTGCTGAAATGGTCTAGTTGGAGTAAATGGTGTTATCATTTACTATCATTTATTTTATTTCTATAAAATGTCAAGCAAATGGATTGTAGTCTATTTTAGTAGTAATTCCATCCTTTTTTTCTAGAAAAATCACATCTCCAGATGCTGCATTTATACTATCTTTTCTGTGTGAAATTACTAATACACATTCATCGTATTTATCGACTCTTTCTTTTATAACTTTCGTAACCAATTCCACACCCTTTTGATCCAAACAACTATCAAATAGTTCATCGTAAATACTAATATTGTATGTTACATTCCCTTGTATTCTCCTCATATCCATGAATGTGAATAAACAGGAAAAATCAATACTTTTTCGTTCTGCTCCGGAAAAGTTGAAATATGAACATAACTTATTCTTTTCGTTGATAATTTCTTCTTCAAAATATTCATTGAAATTACACACGCAATTAGCATCTAACAAAGAAAGATAATAACGAATCCTTTCGTTAAACATTAATAATATCTTTTTTACAATATATGATTTAACCCCTTCTTCGGATACTATGAATTTAATAGTATCCATTAAATTAAGATTAAATCTACATTTATTAACATTCGTCCTCAATTCTTCTAAAATAATAATCTGTTTTTCTATATAAGGATCAGATTCTGTAGTGTTAGAACGCAATTCTTGTATATCCTCCTCCAATTGTTTAAGCCAACTCTCTAGTTGAGTTATTCTATCCTTAATATTTTTTCGATTCTGCTCGTCCAAAGCCAAATCATTAACTTTTTTAGAAAATTTTTCTATAGCCAAATCTAAATTTTTTTTATTTTTTCTTCCATCCTCTATTTTAGTTACAATTTCTTTTAGGTTAATTTTTTCGTTATTAATATTAGTTTTTAATGTATCTATTTCATTTTTAATCGTAGTTTTATCATGCTCTAAAATAGAACGCAAACATACTGGACATGTATCTTCTGGGGTTCCAATTTTACTTAACCTATTCTCTTGGTGAGTTATTTCAGATGCTAATTTGAACTTGTCTTCGTTTAATTTGAGTATATATTTTTCTTTATTGTCTCGTTCTCTTTTTAAACTTTTAATATTATTTTTTAATTCTTCGATATTCAGGATAATAACATCACCCAGTTCTTTCAGAAGAATATTCTTCTCTTTTATATTATTGTCTTTTCTCTGTTCGTATGTCGAAATTTTGTTCTTTTTATTGGATATAATAGTTTCTCTTTGTAGATTTAAATTTCTTAGAGTTTTATCTCCATCTTCCATCTTAGTAAGTTCGATTTCGTATTCTCTCTTATATTCTGTAGTATCTTCTTTTAGTTTATAAACCATCTTACTGAATACATCTAAATCGAAAATGTTTTCTATAAATTTTTTCTTATCAGCATTAGATTTAGCCATAAACGGAATTGTGTTATTAAGAGTCATAATAACACAATTCTCAAATATACTTGGAGTGGCATGCAGAATCTCATGTATCTGAGATTCAGTATTTTTGATGGAATCTCTGGTTATGTCATTCCCATTCTGATAAAAATGTAATTTAGAAGGATTTAATGTTCTATGAATTTTATATGTATCCGTAATATTATTAGAAGATACTTCGAAGTCCAGTATTACTTCACATACTCCATTTGTAAATGTATTTGGTATCAAATCCTTTTTAAGATCTCTAATCGTTGTTCCAAATATTGAAAAATACAAAGATTCCATCATTGCCGATTTTCCTAACCCATTTTGTCTATCTGACTTATCTCTATTGATCCCTGTTATAATATGTAATCCCGGTTTGAATTCTAAAACAACTGGAATTTCCCCAAATGATAGGAAATTTTTTATGCTTATTTTTTTAAAATTTATTTTTTTCATTTTGAACTCCTTTGATATAATTCTATTGTATAATCGATCAAATCCTTTTTATTATTCGCATCCATCAACTCTATAAACTCTATGATTGCTTGTTGAATATTGATACCCGAAAAATCCTTACGTTGTTCCTCTAAATCATACTCCGAAAAATTAGATTGGTATTCAATATTGAATACCGAAGGATTCAAACTTTTATATATATCCAATATGAATTCTATATCTTCGTGTGTAGTTCTTCGATCTACTTTAAGTTTTATCAAATTATTTAAAAATATATCTTTGATATTTTTTGTTATCGTTTTTTCCGCCATTAAATCTGATAACAATAAATTGTAATGCTTTGGTGACGTTACGTTTTCCGTAAAAACCATTTCCCCGGTTATTACATTTAATATATAATAGCCTTTAGAGGTTCCTGCATCATTAAAATCCATCTGGAATGGATTCCCTACATAAATGATTTTGCCACCATTGGTATAATTTCTCTCATCTCTTAAATGAAAATGTCCTGAAATAATAAGAGGTGATTTTTCTACAAAGCATTCATCTTCTATGCCATCATGGCATATGGCAAAAGTATTCATTTTGTAATAATTAATTTCAAAATGACCAAAAGTTATATCTGATTTTGGAATTTCTTGGTATTTTATTCCCCACGGAACAAAATTAATTTTTTTGTCAAAAGATTCTGTCGTTAGTAGCTTGTCTACTATCTTAATATTGGGCCAATTTGTATACGGAGATATAGAATTGACTTCTGAACTATCCTTCAGGAAACAATCATGGTTTCCTACTAACATAGTAACATTAAATTCCTTGAATAGTTCTAATACTTTAGTTCCAAAATGTAGTGTATCTACGGACACTTCATCTCTAGTATGAAAGTAATCACCACAAAACACTACATCTTTAATACCTTTAGATTTTATATCTTTTACGAACCATTTTGCCCATTCCCATGTAACATCATGCCAAAACTTAGAGTTTTTCTGTAGACCTATATGTATATCCGAAAATATAGCTACTTTGGGATTTTTAAAATACGACATCTCTGTATCATACACTAATTTTCAAAAAGATCAATCACTAAATGAGTCATCTTCAGTAGAATCTAAAATAGGTTTCACATAAATATGTCCTTCCGATTGTGACATTTCTTCTTCATATTTTCTCTGGCGATATTCAGTAAGAGTATCGTGATGCTTTTTTTCTTTCTTTATTCTATTAATAAATGCATGAAATGCTATAGTAGTAAAATAACCGAAAGGTGATGTATTATTAGAAACATCAAACTTTTTTCTTTTTAATGCGCTGAACATTTTTATTAACGCATCTCCTATCATATCTTCTTTGTATGAATAGTTTATAAATTTTCCATTATAGCCTAATCCTTCTGCTATTTTATTTAAACAATCCCCTAAAAAATCCGTACAAAAACCGGTTTGGTAATATGTCGTTATTTCTTCTTTGAATAATATAGGATCTACATAATATGCATCTTTTTTCTTTTTGGGCTTCTCTGTTATTTCATTTATCATTTCATGTATTATACATTAATAATAATGATAATCAACTACTTTTCCTCTATTAAATGCTGACTATATGCAATATGTTCTTTATTGTATATTTCTTTACGTTTTTGCGCATGTTCTTTACCATAATTTAACATATCACAAATATCAATAATGGTAAGAGTTTCTTTATTATCGTTTAATCTTAGACCTCTTCCGATACTCTGTACAGTTCTTATAAAGCTTTTCCCTCCAGCGGCAAATATTATCATATGAATATTTTTAATATTAACTCCTGTAGAAAATATAGCACTGACTGCTATACAGATTACATTATTAAAACTTTCCATTATACCTTTTACTCGATCTCGTTCTTCTACCTCTACCTCTCCTCTAATGAAAAAAATTTGTTTCCCTGTCAAATTATTAACAAGTAGATCATATAAATGCTGTCCATGATTAATATTATTGATCAATATTAATATATTATTTTTAAAATTGTTACATGTTGTCTGTATGATCTTGTTTCGAAATATATTGTTTGATATAAATACCAATTCGTTGTGGTAATCATCCGTAGTGTTCCCGGTATTTATTATAGGTTTAGGAACATCTTTATATAATAAATTAAACATTCTGACATGAACCGTAGATAAAAACTTCTCTTCTCTTAATTCATACGAGCTTTTTATTATTAATACTTCCCCTAGTTTTCCTATAACATTCCATTTGTCTATATTATCTTCTGGAAGAGTACCAGTAAACCCGAATTTATTTGGGGTTTTAATTTTATCTAATAGTTTTGAGGATTTATTACTCTTACCCATTTTATGGGCTTCATCTACTATTAATATATCTATATCTTGGATCCATTTATTTTGGTCTAATTTACTTCTTAATATATCTATATTTGCTATAATAACATTACATGCTAAATTCGGTTTTATACTACCTGTCCATCTAGTATGTGTAAAACTTACATTATACGACTCGAAATCCGTATTAGTTTGATTTACCAAGCTTAAATCTGGTACTATAATAAGACATTTGAAATTTTTAATATCTTTAGCATGCAAATAAAAATTCTCTATTAAAGTTGCTATGATCAAAGTTTTTCCCGCTCCAGTACCCAATAATGCAACACCCCTTCCTTGTATCATGCATTTTTTAACTGTTTCTTCTTGATAATCTCTTAAATCTAATGATAGTCTTTTTATTAAAGGTTTATCTAAAGATGGATTACTTACTTTTACAAAAGTTTCAGAATATTCAAAATTTATATTATATTTTTTAGTTTCTATGAAATTTTTAATTTCTCCAAATAGACCTATATCAAATATTCCGTTCGGTGCTATAGCATAAAGTCTTTTTGGAATATAAAATGAACGATTAAATTTAGCTGCTGGATTTTCGATAGAAAAATGTTCTCGAATTTCTGAAAATCTATCTCCAGAAATTATAGCCTTACCTCGTTTTTCATCATAATCCAAATTTATCATTATAATTGCTCTAACTTAGTGGTTTCTATCGCATTCTTTACATCTTCTGTAAAGGAAGCAAAAACCCACTTAGAATCTTCTAAATATTTAACTAAATGTTCGTGTTCTGTTATTTTTTTATCCAAATCTACCATTTCTGGCATTTCCTCTAACATTTTTTCCAAATTAACTTTTGATAACTTTACCGGAGAAGCTGCCTCGGCCTTTTCTAATAAAGCTTTTATTATTTTGACTTTTTTATTCTTTAATTCTGATATTTCTATGCGATGATCGTTTAATCTTGCTATCCAGAAATGTTTTTTGGATGGCACTAACATAGCAGTTTCTTTTAAATTAAAAGAATCAAATTTTAAATCATCTGAAATTTCCTTTTTATATCTATTATAAAGATCCATAATACTGTATATTATATCACATTTAATTAAATAATTCAATGAGCAAATTTGATATTTTATATACCCAAATAATGGAACAAATGGTTGCTGGAGGTTCCGGTAGTGCATTAGGAAACCCAGCTTCCGGTCAAATTGGTAGTCATGGTAACCAAATAGGAAATACGGATTTTTGGAACCCCGGTTCTAACGTAATTGCTCATCCGGTTTTTGGTAAAATTCAAAAAAGAAATTTAAATAGTAATAAATCTTCTGGTAAAAACAAAAAGAAGTAATAATTAGTATAATGGATTTAGGACATTGGGTTACTTCGTTATCAACAATACCAGAAAATCCTTATGGATTTATATATATTATAACTAATACTATTACAGATAGAAAATATATAGGCAAAAAACAAATGATATCTAATATCAGACGGAAACCCTTAAAGGGGAAAACAAGAGTTAGACGTTGCACCAAAGAATCCAAGTGGAAGACTTACACAAGTAGTTCTAAAGAATTAAATGAAGATATTATAAAATATGGAATAAATCAATTTAATTTTGAAATATTAAGATTTTGTCATAATAAAAGTCAAATGGCTTATTTTTAAGCAAAAGAAAAATTTGACAGAGAAGTTCTTCTGAAAAACGATTTTTATAATG